TCAACCGTGATTTTACCATAGAAACGGTTGTTAACCATTTTCTTAGCGTATCTCGTCATTATACCTTTAATCGGTGTAAAGTTGAATGGGTTATACATTGTAGGTGTTAATTGTAGAGGTACGTACGGTGCGTAAACGTATCCTGTGTCTAACAATGATGTTCCTTTGTGTCCTAACAATACTGTGTTTGGTGGGAAGTAAGGGTCACGGTAAACTTGGTAACGACCAGCTAATGTACCAACTCTTTCAATACCCATATTGTATTGGTCTTGCTCAGGAGATGCGTTAGATACGTGGAAGTATTCTAAATCATCAAAGATAGCAGAAATCTCAGAAGAAACTACGATCCAGTTAGCCCCACCTCTCAATGTTGATTTGTGGATTTGTGCTGAAATTTGGTTAATCGCAGTAATCAAAGTTTGATTCCAATCTTTTTGAGTGTACTGAGTTAATGGGTTAGATGATGTACCTCTTTTCCATCCGTTGTAATCCCAACGTAATGACCAAGCCGCGCCTTTACGTAAGTCACGTAAAATTTCACGGTCAATCTCTGCAGCCACTTGCTCAGACAATAAAGCTGTTAATTCAGCTTCAGCGTCGATGTTATGGAACGCAGAAACGTCTTGTGCCAATTCAGGAGACCATTGTGCTCTTAATTTTCTTTCAGTTACAGAAACCGTTACCGATTGTAAATCAAAAGAAACCTCACCAATTCTATCTTCAAATTCTAATTCTTGGTAAATTCTATAAGTACATTTGAACGCCTGATTATATGAAGTAGCCGCAGGGTGTGCCTGTGTTGTAAATCCACTATAACCATCAATTGAATTAGCACCAATAGAACAAGGAACTTGTAAATCAACTTCCAAATAGATTACACCGTCTTGTGAACAAATGTTATCATATGCACCACCATTTCCGTCAGTAGGGAATGTTGTAGTTGTTTGTGTTCCGTATTGTACCATACCTTTACCATATTGTTGAGTTACAACTCTAAACAATAAAGGCCCTGTACCTAATGTAGAACCTGCAGATGTACCGGAGAATCCGTTACCACTTGCGTTAGTGATTGTTCTAACTTCTAATCCTGATAAGAATGTTTCAGTATCCATTTCGTTACCATCAGGTCCGATTAATTTACCTTCACCACCATAATTAAATCCAGACATACCGATAAGAACTTTTCTATATTCAGTAGATGCAGAATAATTAAATTGCTGTAAAGAACCACTTGACCAAGCAACAGTACTAGCACTGATAGTTCTCGCAGAAAATGCTCCTTTAGAGTAATCAAATAATCCTGGAGGATCCAATGCCGGCTCATTACCTTCATAGAATCTATCATAAAGATTTTTGTCATTTGCTCCGTATCCAGTACCCGCAGTTGTTGAAGAACCATTAGCACCAATAGGTTGTAAATGAGTACCTCCGTTTGCAGGATCTTGACCTAAGTCATAACCTTGGATTTTAGGTACAAAGTAGAACAATTTACCAATAGGTAAGTTCATAGCTTGTACAGAAACTAAATCATTAGCCAACAATTTAGAGAATACACGTCTAACGATAGGGAAAACTACAGTTTCGAATGAACCTGAACTATCCGTCGATGCCGCTTCGTTGATTAGGTGAGACGCTTGGTTTTCATACAACTGTGCCATATTCTCTTTGATGTGTCCTTTCAAACCATCTAGGAATCCTAAACGATCCCATTTGTTAATTGTATCTTCTTTGATAACTTTCAAGTGTTTCAACCCGATGTTACCAACAAGACCTGATTCTAATAATGCTCCCATTTTTTTATTTTTAATTTGAGTTTATTTGTTTATTTATTTTATTTTTGTCATTAAATCCTTCATTCTCATAAATTGAGGATTTTCGTACGTTTTACTTTCAATTAGATTAGATGCTGACCCATTTGAAGGTATCTTATTAACTCTATTTGCAATAGATTCAGTAACCACTTCATTTGAAGATTTACCACCTAATTCTTCTTTGATAGATTTGTAAAGATTTTTAGATTCTTTTAGTGATTCTACGTTATCGAATCTTCTAAGAATATTAATCTTTTCTTGTTTAGTTGTTGAATGTTCTGTGAATAATCTTGTAGAATATGCTAAGTTTGAATTGAAAACTGCAACTTCGTTTAATTTATTTCTAAAGAAATCTAAAGCCTTTTTATATTCTTCATTTTTCTCTTTTAATAAATCCATTTCTTTATATACAGATTCTGAACGAACTTGTTTTGGTGATGCAACTCTATCTCTTTCCGCTCTTCTTCTATATGTCATAGTTCTAGATGCTTCAGTAGTTTCAGCCTCTTTATCGTCAAGATTCACTTCAGTATTAACCATACCTTCTTCTTCAGATTCATTCCATTCTGACATTTCTTCATCTTCATCAGAAGTTTCAGTAACGCCTTTTTTAAGTTTTGAGGGATATTTAAACTTCATTTTACCTACGTTTCCTTTTGGTTTGAACGCTTCCATCATATCTTCATCAGACATTTTTTCATCATCCATTTCAAGTTCGTATACAACATCCTCGTTTTCGTCTTTTTCGTAATCGAAAGAATCCATCTCATCAAGATCCTCAAAACCGTGATCAGATTCATCATCAAAACTAAGTTCGTAAATAATCTCTTCACTAATTCTTGATTTCATACGTCTTTCTTTTCTATTTTCACCTTCCATTTGTATAAGATATTCTTGGTCATTATCTGTATCTGTAAGACGTAAGTTTCCACGTTCATCTTTTTTAACAATAATACCGTCATCATCACCCATAGCTTTAAATACTTTTAAAACTTCTTCAGGGGAAGAAGATGTCATATCCAAAGGAGGCATTTCATTATCAACATCTATCTCAGTCTCAACTTCAGTATCCATATCGTCTTCCATACCTTCTAAATCAGTTTGGTCAACATCCATATCAACATCCATATCAGTATCAACTTCCATTTCTGTATCTTCGTCGTTATCTTCCATACCCTCTACTTCATCATCAACTACCATAGTTGGATCTTCTTCTTGTTCGTATAAAGATTTTTTGGACTTTTTTGAACCACTTAATGATTCCTTTACTAATTCACTGATTTCTTCTTTCATTGTAGATTGAAGTATTCCTTTTGCGTTTTCGCTGATAGCGTCTTCGACCGCCTTTATTTGTAATAAAGTGGACTCAACTATCGATTTTTCATTTCCTGTCATTTCTAAAAAGCAATGCGTTATATGTTTATTTATCAAATAAATATGTTGATAATTTAAAAAAGTTTGATTATTTTGGTTTCCACCCAAAATATTTTTAATAAAAACAAAAAAGGGACACCAAAATGGTATCCCTTTTACTAAATAATCTAACTAAAAAATTATTCTATAACCTCATCAATTTTACTCTCAACGATTGCTGTGATTCTCCAATCCATTGTGTATGTCTCATACGCCTTAGTAACTTTAGCCTCAACATCAGTAGGTGAATAACCTTTTACTAATTTCTCTTCTTTAATTTTTTTAATCTTACCTGTGTTCTCGTCAACCATATCTGTAGTGACTCTTGCAACAAAATACTTTTCATCCATATCTTTAAATTTTTTTATTTACCTAAATAATCGGATAATCTTTTCATTAAGTCAACAGATTTACCCATAGGATTTGAATCTGTAGTGATGTTTTCGTGTTCTGTTAATTTTTCCTCGTACTTTGGTCTATCTTCTTTATTTAAATAAAGGTACGCCCCTGGAGTAGATGGAGACGATACTAAATCAAAACAAATTAATTCAAAATCATCCTGTACTTCATTTTGCTCACCCTTCTTTACTAAAGACCCTACGCCACGAGAAGAAACTCCCATAGTTACTCCTTGTCTCATCATATTAGCGGCAATATCTCCTTTAGAAGAAACGATTCCTCTTTCGTGGAAACCTGGAGTAGTTAATAATTTAATTTTACCAACCAATACGTTGTCTTCCCACCATACGTCAGTAATTAAGTGAGCAACTCTATCTAAATCAATAAGAGAAGATTCGGGGTGATTTAATTCGGAAATTGACATTCCTCTTTTAATCATTTCTTTATATTTTTCCGCTTCTCTTTTTAATATTTTTTCAGGGTAAATTCTACCGTTTCTATTTGGGACGCCGTATTTTTGTAGTGTTGCGTAAAATTCAAATGGTTTTGAATGGTCTAATTGTCCGTAAGACTCTTGTATTACCTGACTATTTCTATATTCATTAGGGTTAATTATTCCTGCATCCCACTCAACTAAAATGCCTTTACCTGTATCACTTGGGCCTAATATCTTCATAATCTTTTTTATGATAAATATTAGATAGTTACGGTTTCTTTGATTTTTGTCTTACTTAATGTAAAATACTTTGAATTTTTTAAATCATCTTTATAAATTGATTGTAGGATATTTTTAATTTTACTTCTTAATATTAGTGATTTAAAATCTATATTTTCTTTATGTACAAATAATGTTATCTCTAAGTTTAAAAAACTTTTCTTATTCTTTTGTATTCCGCTTGTCCTTAAATCTAAGTCAACAATTTGTTTTTTTTCAAATGTTGTATGATCAACAACCTCTAATAACGTGTGTAACATTTGTCTTTTTATTTCTCCTGTTATTTTTACCCAATTCTCATAATCGTCTTTTGGTTCTATCCAAGTCTGTAATACTATATAAATTGATTTTAAATTTTTTGAGTCGACGGTACCGTAGTGACATTTTGCATCATCAAAAACGTTTAGTTTTGATGTTTTTCCTTTTTTCATTTTTCATACATTAACTGTTTATTGTTTAGTTAATAATAACAAACTTTTTTTGCCTTGTCAAAACTTATAAAAAATGACTATATTTATATTTTAAAACAAAAAATATGATAATTATCCCCGTTAAAAATAAAAACCTATTAGAACAAGCACTAAAGCAATATAAACTTAAAGTTTATAAAACAAAACAAATACAACAACTACAAGAAAGAAAAGAATATAAAAAACCCTCCGTTAAAAGGAGGGATCAAATTCAAAAAGCAAAGTATAATCAAAGTAATTATTCTGCCGAGTGAGTTGAATTATCTTGGTTAGATGATTTTTTACCGAAGATTTTTTCAGTAGACGTTAGTCCTAAACATCCGAAAGCTAACATAGCCACCGCATTTACCAAAGTATCAGAAGGTTTAATATCTCCGTGCGAATAACTATTAACATATAAAGTTATACAAAGAGAAACTCCACATAAAATACCGATAAAACGCTTAGAAGATGAATTTCCATTACCATCTTTAAATAAACTACCAATTCCATTCATAAATTTTTTCATAGTCCCGTATTTAATTTTCTTAGTTTATATAAATTGTAATGATCACACTTTGCGTCATTAACTTTATTTATTGCTGTTTGTATTGCATCGGACAATTCAGTTTCTTTTGATTCATTAAGGGTAGTTTTTAATCCCTTAATTACGTTTTCTTTAAGTTCAGACATTTCTTTTTTGACCTCATCAATAGAAAGAGATACGATACTATCTAATTCTTTACGTTCGGATTCGTTTAAATTTGAAACCTCTTTTTTTAAGTTTTCGTTAGCAATTTTTACCATTGTGGATATCGGTAACTCAAGACTTTCATTAATTTTATTTTCTTTTATTTCAGAAATTAAAGTGTTTTTAATTTTCTTTTTAGATTCTAAAATAGATTCTAAATTTCTTATTGATTTGTTATATATAGAATTGTCAATATCTTTATAATCGTTAGAGACTTCCTTCGTGTAATTAGATACCCAAGAATCGACTTTACTTAAATGGTTCAATGAACTCTCTATCAATATTTGAGAATACTCCAAAGATTCGTTTAAATAATCCTCGGCAATATCTTTAGGTAATCCCTTACTTTTTGATAGGTCGTCATATATGTAATATAATTCTGACATATCTTTATTTTCTAAAACCATAATTTTAAATTCGTTCATAAATTTTTTAAAATTAGGTTTTTTATAAAGTTCCGCAGATACTCTTTCTATTTTTGTTTTTATTGATCCAAATGTATTCATTTTTCTTTTTATAGATAAATATTACTTATCTATCAAATCTTTTAATTTATTATTAATTTCAACTAAAGAATTTCTACCTTTAGATAAATCTAATGTATCGTCCGCATCAAATAGATTTGATTCTATAATTAAATTTAAATCATTTCTAACTAATCTTTCAGGTATTGGTGGTGTTGATCCTCCACCTGATTCCGGTCCACCTGATTCCGGTCCACCTGATTCAGGCCCACCCATATCAAGTCCACCACCACCTTCTTCACCTTCTGGTGGTGTTTCTCCTGCAGGTTCACCTTCTTTTTTACCGTATAAGTTATCAATATTATCAAATAATCCTGTTTTAGTGATAACTTCCGCAGTTTTGGCAAGTTCCGCAGAAACTGCCCTTTCAATTCTTTGTTGTTGTAAGTCTAACCTAATTTCCTCATCTGAGAAACCGAGGATATGTTTCTTAGCCCAAGACGCGGATACAGGTGCAACAGAATTTTGAATCTCAGCAACCGCATCTTTATAAAGAAGTATTTTTTCTTTCCAAACCTCAACACCTAACAGGTCAGATTGTTTAGATGGATTATGTAACGATAAAGTAAAGTTTGTAAGCTCATCCTCAAACCCCAATAAAAATAAATGTACTATTGCGATTTTATTTAATTCTGCTATCATAGATTTTTGAATTCTATTGATAGTTCTTGCAAAACGAATATCAAGTAAAGATAAGTTTTTACCATCCCCAATGGATTCCTCAAACCCTAAATATGCTTTAGGTATTCTAAGTGCAGTAACCAATTTCTTTTGAATATATTCAATATCGGCAATTTCTGATAGATTGGTACCACCAGGTAAAGTTTCAATTGGATTGGTTGCCCCTGCATCTCTAACAGGGATAAAATAATCTTGGTCTACAGCCATTTGGTTATATCTCATATCAACATTACCCGTTTTGTTGTCGACTATTTGGTCTCTTTTAAATTTATTTGCAACTCTTTGAACATATGGGTCAACATCTTTATCATCCATATTACCGACAAATACTTTAAATACTCTTCTTTCAGGGGCTCTTGATACACGATATATCATCATAGCATCTTCAGATAACAATAACTGTTTCCAAATACGACGGGCTTTTTCTAACATTGACGTACCGTAAGGTAATTTTCTATCATCACCAAGTAATCTAAAGTGAGCAATTTCCCACGTATTGAATTCCATATTTTTTTCCTTCCATACGAACTTCAATGCGTCGTTTTCCATATCTTGAGAATACTTGTCTGGTTGGAATCTCATACCCTTTTCCAATCTTTCTATTTGAATATTGGGTAATTGTTGGCAACCTACAACACCCTTCTCAGGATCTAATTTTAAGTAAACAAAATTATCACCAAATTTACAGGTGTTTCTTGTCCACATAGCCAAATTGGTATTAATGTCTAACTTGTTATTAAACAAATCAACTAATACCGATTTAATTCTTTTGGATTCTGAATAAATTTTTAAAATGTGTCCGTCTTTATCCGGCGTTGTGGATTCTTCAGAATAAACGTCTAGTGCTGCTGAAATCTCAGGCGTATACTCCATAGACTCATAATCATAATATGACGCCAATCTAGTTGGTTCATAATACACTGCTTGTTGATACAAGTTACTCTCAACCTTTTGCCATTGTTTACCAATGTACATAGTTTGTTGTGCTTGTAATTTTTCATTTTCGTATTCTTGTTTGTTTGTTGTCTTAAGTAATTCTTTTTTGTCGAATTTAAAAACAGGCGATTCTTGATCCATTGTTGAATTAGGCCCAAATACTCGACCTAATCTTTGCCAAACTGTATAATTATTTTCTGCCATATGTTTTTTTATTTAAAAAGTAATCTCAGATAAGAAAAATTAAACTCTTCTACCCCCGAATAACCATAAATACTGTTCATAATCACTTTTAGTGACTGAGTTTCTTTGATATCCATTATTACCGTATGTTGTTGCTGGTATTCCAGGATTAAAATTCATAGATGAGTCTGCAAAAGTATTTTTTTCAGTCGTCCAAGAATCTAACATCGCTTTAGTCTGTTCAGTCGCCTTTTCTAATTGTGCAAATGAAGTCTCACCAACATAAATAGCCATAGCAAACGCCATAATTAAATCGTCGTGTTGACCCTTTTGGTGGTCAGGTCTTCCGTTCACATAAACAAATGTGTTTAACTCATTAAATAATCTTTGCGATTTTAATGAGAAATCAAATCTTAACGCCTCTTCAAATGCCTGAATAATTAAAACCCTTTTAGAGTTAAAGTTAATTCCTGGAATTTTGTCTTGGGATTTTGGATCCCATTTCCATTTATCTGCAGGGTTAACACCGTCAATATATAGGTTCTTATATCCAAGTTCTTGTAATTTTCTTGATGTGGAAACTCCCATACCACCAGTTATATCGGTAACAATAAACGCATTGTATATATTCCCCCATTTAAACGCTATCTCAGCTAATATATCAGGAGGCACTTTTCCGATATATTCTAATACTTGTTCTCTTGAATCGAAATCAATTACAGACATCGTACTAAAATCTTCACTATCTCCCCTTGAAACGTCAACTCCCATAATGTATCTGTGACCGGCAATTGGTTCTTTCCATTGCCAAACAGCGCCACCCATAAATTTATTTTCAGGTTCTTTTATATGATTTTCTTTAATTTTTTTCATAGTTTCAGCAGGGATTACGTTATCCCCCGAACCTAAAAAGTTACATTCTAATTCCTGTGATATTTTTCTCTTATCGAATTTTAGTTTTTTAGCCATAGCTTCAAACCAAGAACTATAGGCTTTATAACCAACCTCAATTTTTTGTTTTATTTCTTCAAAGTCCCTATCAGATACTTTTATATCTGTGTAATCAATAGTTATTTCATCGTCTTTATAATCTGCACGATTTAACATATAATGAACAATATCATCACATTTAATTAGTTTTAAATCTTTAGAATATCTTGGATCCCTGAACCAATACATTTCAGTAATTCTAAAGTCATTCATACCTTTAATCGCTTGACTGTAAATAGAATAATAAATTGGGTCAAATCCATTTGGTGTTGATATTACAATCACTTTACCTCCCGTAGATAGGGATGCCATACATGCAGACCAAAAGTCTTCATCTGCGTTTATATAAGCCGCCTCATCAAAAATTAATATTGTCGGGGTATACCCACGTAAAGCATCCTTTGATGTTGCAACAGCCTTAACTTCACAACCGTTAGTTAGCTTAAAGTGTCTTTGTGAGTTTTTTTCTGCCGAGAATCCAACACCCATCCATTTTGGCCATTGGTCAACAAACGCACGGACTTTGTTCGCCATCTCAACGGCAGTGTCCATTTTGTTTGCAATTATTAGGATTTTTTCAGGTTTCTTTTTATTTGCAAAAACCAATCTTTTAGATGCCCAAGCTGATGTTACGGTTGATACCCCAGCTTGTCTGTATTTTAATGCAATATTCTCCTCACAAGTATCATAATCCTTAACCAAGGTAACTTGGTCATTAAATAACTCTAAAGGTACGTATTGTGATTGTGTATTATCGTAGGTTTGTAAATACGTTTTTAATGCGTAAGGTGTATCGTTTACACACTTAGCATATTCTAATAACGCTTGTTCTTTTGATAAAGACATTCATTAGTTTTAACGTTTATTTATGATTTTTAAAATGTCAGATTTATTATATTCAGTAGATATGTGTTTCTCAACCAACCTCATAATACTTTCTTCTAATTTTTTAATATCGTCACTTTCTTTAGTTTCCACTTTTTCAGGTAACTTACTTGTTTTAGTTTTAGCAAAGTCTTTTACTTGTTTTTTTGACATTGAGTCAACAACTTTTTTAACCTTTCCTCTATAACTTTTTGGGATATCTTTTAATTCTTTATCTCCTTTTTCTACCGAATATGCAGCCCCCATTAAACCATGTTGTTTTTTAGAAACGGATTTTTCGGTCATCTCACCTTCAGTTTGGGTAATTATTGTTTTACCTCCAACATTAGATACTGACTGATTTCCAGTAACATTGGTTTTAGCACCTGCAGGTAATTCAATCTGAGTAACTGATTTTTTTGTTACTTTCGGTGGTACGTTTGCCGGTGTTCCTTGTTCGTCTACCTCACCTTTTGATTTTTTTACTCTCTCATACAAAACATTAATTTGTTCTGTAGAAAAATTTTCTAATGTAGTGATACTAAACCCTTCTCTAAGAAGAGTCGACATTTTAGGATTCATATGTTTCATCTTGTACTAAATTTTTTTCCCATTTTAATACGACATCTCTCTCGTATAATTTATTTTCAACTGTTTCAACATCTTCACCATATTGAAACACTAATCTTTTTCTTTTATGTATTAATATATCCTCACTGTCAGACGGTTCCCACGCTAAAGATATTACACCATCTATTGCATCATACACGCCAAAAAAATCAGAATTCTGTATTAGGTTTAACTCAATTTCTGAATTTTTTAATACCCCAACCTTTTTTACGTAATTAATATCAGGTGGTGATGGTTTACCGGCTGCGGGTTCTGCATCCCACTCATCTCCCCAAACATCATCTAAATCTGAAAATATAAATTCATATATATTATCACCTTTATAGTTTGGCCCTAATTCATTTACGTAAACTAAAATCATAAAACTCTTCCTCTTGGTGTTACTTTAATTTGTTTCCCGTCTAAACTAAAAACTAAATTTTCTTTATTTGTTTTTCCTATGAATTTTGCGTTTGGATTTTCTTTTAATAAGGTGGTCGCACCTATCATTTGTTCTATTGACTCACTCATATTAGATATTTCATTAATAACTTTAACCTTATTAATTTTTTGATTTAAAAAATCCCTTTTAGCCTTCTCAACCAATTGTGGTTTTTCTGAGGATTTAATATCAAAATATCCCGATAAAACCCTTTCAACTCTTGACTCGACTACAGGTGCTTCTTCATCATCCATCATTGATGGTTCCATACCTTCTTCTGACCCCATACCTTCTTCTGACTCCATATCAAACTCGTCTTCACCTTCGATATCTAAATCACCCTCACCTTCAGCTCCATACTCGTCGTAATCCTCAATTTTATTTAAAATCTCATCTCTATCCTCATCATCTAATTTAGTTAAATCGATAGCCGATAAAATAGAATTTACAACATATTTTATATCTTGTGAATCCAATCCTTTTTCTTTATCAAAGGATCTAATTTTTTGACTTAATCTACCTGTTAATTTTTGTATTGTTTTTAATCCTGTAGGACCGGACTCTTCATCACCCATTTCATCTTCCATACCTTCATCTCCTGGTGTTGGCATCATATCATCATCCATACCTTCTTCACCCGGAGTAGGTTCCATACCTTCTTCACCCGGAGCCGGCATCATCATATCATCTGTAGGTGGGGTCGTTTCATCCGTTGCAGGGGGAACCGCAGTATCCATTGGTGCTGCAGGTTCTACCGTAGGCTCCGCAGGTGGGGGTGTTGGTGTAACTTCACCGCCTGTTTCAGGAGTACTAGTTTTTTGAACTTTACTCTTTAATACGAATTTTTTTTTTGGTTCGGACTGTTCTCCAATTAAAGGTGTTTCATATTCATTACCACTAACTCTATTGATTTCTCCAGCCATCAAATTAAGTTTTTTCATTGCCTCTGAATAAGAACGATAATATTTTCTATGTCTAATAGAGTCATTATAATCCAAAGCAGATTCATTTAATCCACTTTTAATGATATACCCTAATCTTTCTTTTACAATACCGTATGTGTTACCATCCGCTAATGTTATAGTATAGTTAGTAGTTGAAAGTTCATTTATTTCTTGTTTAGGTGTTTCATTATAACGCGCAATTTCCATAATACGTTTAATTTTATCCATACCTTGTAATTTTTCGCTACCTAAAGGTCTTAAATCTCCCATTTTTATTTTATTTTTAATTGTTTAGTCCATTAAATCCGCCAAGAGCAACTCCGTTACATTGTAACGTTTCTTGATTATCCGTTTCTGTCCACACGGGTTTAGGTGTGGTGAATGTCACAATAGCCGTCCCGCCAGTAAGGTTATTAGCGATACCCGTAACTACTGTTGTATAATATGATGTACAAGCTGTTGTTGGCATAATTTTTTATATATAAATATATTGTTATTTTGTATTTTACCTCTTATTCAAAATTTTCTTGTTCTAAAGATAATTTTTTATCGGCAATCTTATTTTTAAAGTTTTCTAACTTAGTAATATACCCGTTTCTTCTTAAAAATTTAAAAACTAAATTTTCATAAGAATATTCACCTTCTTTTTGTAATCCGCAGGTTCTATATTTTCTTAATTTTTCTCTATATTTTTTAACAAGGTCAATAGCGTCGTTTAGATCTTCATCTTCGGCGTTTTCCAAGACACCATCGATTATATCCATCCATTGTTGAACCTTATCTTTTAATTTATTTTCATCAATTTTAAAGTTTTCTTTTTCGGGTACTCTGATCCATTCATTGTTTATGATTGAATAAGATCCGACACTTTTTTCGGGTTCGTTAATATCTTGAGCAAATAACTCAGTTTCAAAACCTTTTATTCTTATATCGTGAGCAGAATTAAATATTGTTTTTTTTAACCTAAAAAGTTCAATATACATATCTTTTTTATCTCCAAACTCTCTTGAGTCGTAAATAATGTGAATATCAAAATCAGAGAATTCTGACCAGTTATACCCAACAAGAGAACCTATTAAAATAATATCGTGAATAAAAAAATCTTTATCTAAATAATCAATAAAGATTTCCGCAACCTTTAATAGACGTTTTCTAATTTCAGGTTTTAATTTTGCGGTTTTAGGGTTTTTTGGTGTTGTCCACACATCAGGATTTAATTCATCCTGAAGATAAAAACTATTTATAATTTTTTCGGTACTTGCCATACATATAAATATAGCGTAAGAATTATTTGTCTAACTTTTTGTATTTAAACGTTTTTGAAATCTTAGTATTAAAAAAATTACCCTGAGACTCTGCTAATCTGAATTGGGCGTAGATATTGTGAGGTACCTCATCATATTCATATCTCATACCATTTTTAAACTGTGTAATTAGTTTTTTACTTTCTGAATCATATTCAGTTAAAACTAAATTACTAGATTCAATTTCACAAATTATCTTTGTTCCGTCTATAGTTGTTTTTTTAATTGCCATAATTAATTATTTAATGGTGTTATATCGTCTATTTTTTTTAACTTAATTTGAATGTAATTTAGTAAATCATTATAGTCAACATCAAAACCATACTCAGATATTGTTTTAAGTATTTTATCCCTTTCATTTTGAAACTTATGATGTAAACTCATCAATTCGTTTGGGTAATATGGAGGTCGTTCTAAGTCGGCGTCTGACCAACCCTCTTTTTGTAGTACCAATCTTATTCTAAAATAGATTTCTTCTAACTTTTCAGTAAGTTTTAATTCATCTATAAATTTTTTATACGCCATAGATATAAATATAATAAAAAAGAAAAACCCACCGATAGTGGGTTTTAAATTACTTTAACTCTTTTATTTTATCTCTAAGTTTTATCGCCTCTTCATAGTCTTGGTTTTTAACACACTCTGAAAGTTGTTTATTTAGAAGACTAATCGTCTCTTTGTTTTCCTCTAACTTTTTAATCTTGTCTCTTAACTCAACCGCAGTTTCAAAATCTTGGTTTTTAACTGATAACTCTAATTGACTTTTTAGTTGTTGTAACTCATTTGGTTTATTGTAATTTTTAGTAAAATAGGACACTTGGTACGATCCGTCGTTAGATTTAAATGTTTTTTTTGTCCATTCCCCGTTATCATCGGATCCCGATTCTGTTTTTTCTTTACCATTTAAAAAACCAAAATCCATATCAAAGGAGTCTAATTCTTTAAATAATCGATTTAAGTTATGAAAATTTTTAAATAACATAATTTTATTTTTTATAAGTTTATTTTGGTACGGTTTTTTACTAAAAAAATGCCAAAATAAAAAAACTGACATTTTGTCATACTTAACTGTCATTAAGTCAATTATAAAAATATGATTGATTATTGTGTTCGTTTTGATTAACTTTTAACTAAATAAAAAATTAAAAAAATTATTATGATAGAATCATTAGACGGTAGTGAAAAATCAAAAAAACCACAAGACGGGCCAACTAAAACCCCTGTGTTGGATAATTTTTCAAGAGACCTAATAAAACTTGCTGAGGAGGGTAAATTAGACCCTGTTGTTGGTAGGGAAAATGAGATTAATAGAATTGCCCAAATACTTTCAAGGAGGAAAAAAAACAACCCTATTATTTTAGGTGAACCCGGTTGTGGTAAAACAGCAATCGTTGAGGGGTTAGCTAAAAAAATATTTGAGGGTGATTGTCCACAAAACTTATCAGGAAAAAGAATCGTTTCTTTGGATATGACATCTATTGTTGCGGGAACAAAATATAGAGGTCAGTTTGAAGAGCGAATGAAAGTAATTATTGAGGAATTGTATGCTAACCCTGATATAATCATCTTTATTGATGAGATACATACGATGATAGGTGCTGGTAATTCTTCGGGGTCAATGGATGCATCAAACATATTTAAACCCGCATTATCTCGTGGTGAATTACAGTGTATTGGTGCAACAACATTAGAAGAGTATAGAAAAAATATTGAGAAGGATGGTGCCCTTGAGAGAAGATTCCAAAAAGTAATGGTAGACCCCTCAAGTAAAGAAGAGACATTACAAATCCTTCAAAATTCTAAGGAAAGATATGAAGACCACCATAAAGTAAAATATAGTGATGAAATACTAAGTCTTTGTGTTGAATTAGCTGATAGATATATTACAGACAGAGAGTTTCCTGATAAGGCGTTTGATATTATTGATGAGGTAGGTGCCAGATCACAAGTGGAAATTAAACTACCCGAAGTCATTGAAGACCTTAAAAGACAAGCGCAAGAAATAAAAGAAGAAAAGGTTAAAGTGATCAATAGTCAACGTTATGAAGAAGCTGCGAATCTGAGAGATAAAGAAAGAAAGATTTTATCTGACCTTCAAAAAGAAAAGGAAGATTTTGAAAAAAACAGAAACGTCAATAAAAGAGAGGTGACCGAGGATGTTGTTTATGACGTGGTTTCTTTAATGACTAAAATTCCAATTAGTAAAATTAATACTGACGAAACTGAACAACTAAAGACATTAAAAGAGACGTTATCAACTAAAGTTATCGGTCAGGACGATGCTGTCGCAAAAATTGCAAGGTCGATACAAAGAAATAAAGTCGGTTTAAATGACCCTAAAAAACCAATATTTAGTGGGTTATTAATTGGTAATTCGGGTGTTGGTAAAACGGAGTTAGCAAAACAACTTGCAAAACATATGTTTAATAGTGAAGACGCACTTATTAGATTAGACATGAGTGAATTTTCAGATAAAGTTGCAACCTCTAAACTTACAGGAACTTCACCTGGGTATGTTGGATATGAAGATGGTTCACCATTTTTAAATAAAATTAAAAATAAACCATATTCTGTCATTTTATTAGATGAGATTGAAAAGGCTCACCCTGAGATTTTTAACGTATTTTTACAAATGTTAGATGAAGGTTTTTTAACTGACGGACACGGAAGAAAAATTAACTTCAAAAATTGTATCATACTTATGACATCTAACGTAGGTACTCGCGTCGTACAACAATTCGGTACGGGGGTTGGGTTCTCAACTAACTCAAAGATAGAACATAAGGAAGAAGAAGTTAAATCGGTTTTAGAAAAAGAATTATTTAAAAAGTTCGCACCTGAATTCATTAATAGATTTGATGAAATTATATACTTCAAAGACTTGAACGAAAGTGATTTATTAAAGATTGTTGATCTTGAGTTAAATAAAGTATATGAAAGAGTTAATAATATTGAATTTGATGTTGAGGTGGATGAATCACTTAAGAAGCATTTGATATCAATAGGTACTGATAATAGGTTTGGTGCTCGTATTTTGAAACGTACAGTACAAAAATGGGTTGATGATGCAATAACTGAGAAAATACTTTCTGACAATCCAGAGAAGGGGTCTAAATTTATATTATCATACAACCAAGAAGATAAGAAAACCGACGTAACAATAAAAAAACAGACAAAAAGGAAAAAAAACATTAAATAAATTTTTTGTATTAAAATAAAAAAGATATATTTGTATTGTATTAGTATTCACCTATAACATTTAACACTATGAAAAACATCTTTTTATTATTCTCCATTTTATTAGTTTCTTTAATTTCGTTAGGACAAAACACTAATGAAGACTATTACAACTCACTAATGGTACCTATTCAAAATGAGTATAAAACTGTTGATTTTGATAGTATTTCACAGGTTATTGTGGACAAAATCAATGAGTTTAGAATCAAAAATGGTTTGAATGTTTTATCCGTTGACACTTCTCTAACATCTTATTCAGAAAAATGGTCAGAGGTATGTTTAAATGGGGTTACAAAACACTCTGATATTGGTAAGTATAACCTTTTGGCTGAAAACTTACATTACGCATCAGCACTTAACCCTTGGATTATCGGCGAGTCTTTGTTTTACAATATTCCGGAAGAAGTTTTTAAAGGGTGGTTTAATTCTGAGGGACACAAATTAAATATGTTAACTAAAAACGCTAAAACTATCGGTGTTGGGTTGGCAACTTATATGGACGGTAAACGATACAAAATGGTTTGTGTTATGGTTCTAAAATAAAAAAAGGGAAACGTGAGTTTCCCTTTTTAATATTATCCCCAAATCGGACAGGATGTGGCGTTTTTAAACTTTATCGGATACGTTGCTGGTCTCGGTCTTGATTTTGTAAATATTCTAAATCTACTTGAACTACTGCTATGTTTCTTTTTACCTTTCCAAGCTATAGTTGCTGTAAAATTATTACTATATGCAACCTCATAAGATAAATCTTCACCCCAAGACTCCTCTTTTTCGGACATTTCTAATCCAATACTAATAAACAATGACGACATACGATATTTAGAATATACCGATTCGTATTCGGTTTTAATGTTTTTATTAAATTTTGGATTTTGGTTTCTAACATATTTTTCTCCATCCCACTGTTTTTTACCTATAAATTCCTCTTTAGGTACACCATAAAATTGTTGAGGTGTTAAGTTTCTATTTTTACTATACGCCTCTCTAAATAAAGGTCCGTAAGCATCTATTGTTATTTTAGATCCGTCAGGGTTTGTCCCCCCAACCTTTTCCCATTCCGGACCAATATTAGGTCGTGTAATTGGTTTCATCTTTGTAATAACATTATCAACCTTCCATTGACTGAAAATGGTTTTTACTGTATTTTCACCATATCTTAAAATAGCATCTGCCCTATCTTTTGCTAACGCAACATTATTTTCTTTACTAAATACTCCTGTATTATATTTAGTTCTAACAAAACTTGTAGACGCATATGCTCCAATATTTACGTAAGTAATTTTAATACCTGCATATTGTTTTGACATTTCTGACAATTCTTTTCTAATATTTTTTAACGCCGTCTGTATTGAATTAATTGCTATCTCGGATGGTCTTGTTGAATTGTCTTCCATAAAACTAACACCTAATTCTGTATTATCGGCTTCTGTTATTGGTGGGTATTGGAAGTCTAAAGATGAATAAACCGTTCCTCCGGCATTTTTAATGTCATTTGCAAATTCTGTCGAGGAAACACTTTCTTTACCAGGTTTAATAGATATTGTGATTGCATCGCCCACTAAAGATTCAAACGTAACATTTTTATTTGGGTGTTTAGATAAAATAGCATTCATCTTAGCACTTACTTTAGCCTGTAAAGTTGATAGTAGTCTTTTTATTTCTTCGTTACTAATTGTGAAACTACCTGTTGATGAGGTTTCATAAGTATTAATTAGACCTTTTCTTACCGAGTCTATATTCTTATCGGTTTTTGAATTAAAATTTTTAATCATATCCTCAACTGTAGAATAACCACTTGTTGATTTAATTATAACTCCTTTATCATCAAAAGATTTTATTAACTTATAAAGGTTATTTAATTGTATTTTTTTAGGGTCGGTATTAGACGCTATGGTTAACATTAATTTATTTATGTTATTTAATATCTCAGATTGTTTCGCTTTAATAACATCATATTTTGCGATTTTACTTGTTTGATTACCTAATAAAGTTTTTAAAGATACTATGGTTACATTTTCTTTACTGTTCTTACTAAACCATTTCATCATTGGGTTCCATATTGCCATATCTTTAAATAATGGTGTCAATTTTTGATTTACACTATTATATAACGAATTGAAGTCATCTCCTGGGTTATCATCCACAGGCGTTTGTTCTACTGCCGATTCCTCTTCTTTAACCATAAAGGTTTCCCATAGAAGTTGGTTGTCAATAAAGTCAGTTATTCCCCACTCCTTATTTTTTTGGGTGTTATGCATCTCAAGAATGTAATCTTTGTCACTTTCTAAATTAGCAAAACGATTAGTGTTTTCAGAAACTATATCATTTGAATTTTTTGAATCATAATTCATCAATTCCTTATATCTATTTAATTCTTGTTCAGATATGGTGGATTTACTCATAATAATTTTATTTATAAATATAATGCCATTTAAAAAAAAGTTTACTATCTTTGTAAAAAAGAAACCCTATGTTCAGTTTAGAAAAATTTAAAGAATTACTATCAGTACCATCAAAAACATATCAAGAAGAAGATATGGTGGAATACATTTGTTCTGAATTGGACAATATTGAAGGGGTAACTTACTACCGAGATGAAATGATGAATGTGTATGCAACTAAAGGTGAACTATCCGAAGGAGAGTATTACCCAATGTTTATTGCACATACCGACACCGTTCATATGAAAATTGATAAAATCATCGTCAAAGAAGAAAAACTTGTTCGTCCAAATACATTTGGAAAAACGTTTGATAAAACTGAAGTTGATTGTTTAAAAGCATATGACGAGAACGACAACCCAACAGGGATTGGTGGAGATGATAAGTGTGGTATTTTTATTTGTTTGGAACTTTTAAAACAACTTGATAAAGTAAAAATTGGACTTTTTGTTTCAGAAGAGACAGGATGTCACGGATCATCAAAGTGTGATGAAAACTTCTTAAAAGATGTTGGATATATTACACAATACGATGCGCCTGGAAACCATTTAATTTCCGAGATTTGTTCAGGTGTTCGTTTATTTGAACGAGATGGTGAATTTTTCAAAAAATCATTAAAGGTAATTGAAGAATCATTTGGAAATGAAATGTTGGTTCAATCTCACCCATATACTGACGTTTCACAATTGAAAAAGAAATCAGATGTATCTTGTATTAATATGTCTTGTGGTTACTATAATATGCACTCAAACCAAGAGTTTATTTCAATTGAAGATGTTAAAAACGCAATTGAGGTAGGAAAAAATATGGTTAAAGAACTTGGTTATAAAAAATATGAGTTTGTTTATAAACCAATTGTTTACACACCACAAACCGTTATGAACTCATTGATTGATTTTGATGATGATGATTTTGATAATTACTCAGAAGAAGATATTCACCAATTGGAAAGTGTTGATGTGATTGAAGAAAAAGATGGTATTACCATTTCAGATATCTATGATGGTACGTCACTTTTTATTACTGACGATGATTTACCTTATCTTTTTGAAATATTAAAGGATCGTCTTTTGAAGAAATTTTAAATAGTGTTCTCTAAATTCCTCGGCACCATACATACTTTCATTATTAAGTAGGTTAATTATATCATCTATAGTTGACCTACCATTTTTTGAACTCCGATTACTACCTTGAGTAATACTAAAATCTATTTTTAAAGTTTCTGGGTCTATTTTATTAATTTTGACTTGGATCTTTTTATTTTTTGATCTAATCCATTTATCAACTCCTCCGATTCTTGAAACTTTATCAAGAACTTCAAAATATTCTTTATTATATAATTCACTATCTTCAAGTTTTTCTTCAAGTTTATCAAAAACACTATCTAATTCTTTAGTATAAACTCTATCAAACTCATCATTATCCCAACAATAATGTTGCATTTCATAAGCTTCGGGAAGGTGTTTAACATTAGAGTTTTTTATCGCCTCAAATAATAAATCTAATAATTTATCATTTTCAGTACCAAAACGAGCAAATAATAAAATCGCAGAACCCCAGTCCAATTCATATTTCCAAAAACAATATCTAGTTGAATAGTTTTCAATTCCAACATCAGTTAAAGAATTACAGTGAGTTTTTTTAATGTATTCAGTTGCAGAATCACTTACGGCAACTACTTGAGCATCAATATATGCTTCTGTCACCTCATCATCAATACCTATAGTTCCTAAAAAATTCGTAATCGCTAATTCACCATCATTAGAAGAAATACTATACTTCCCATCCTTTTCTTCAATATACTTACCAATATGAGGAGCAGTATAATTTAATATTTCTTTTAGTTGTTTTAAACTTTCACTTCTCATTGCGGAAACAACATATCCCTCCCCCCAATCGTCATATGATCTATTTGAAAACTCATCATACCAATCGTATCGTCCCTCATACATCCATTCATAAGTACTAGCATCATATTCTCCATCACTTCCCTCCGCATAATAATCAGGAAAAAAGAACTGTAAGAAATCTTTTAAACCATCAAAAGTAAACATAAGACCATCTTGTGTTACTTCAATAGTGTCACCAAAATCTTCACCTTCTGAATTATAAAACTCAACATCTGAAGGGTGGATTCGTTTTTTATTAAGAGCAAGGATTTTTTGAAAGTCATTTAATTCTACTTCCTCCTCTTCTTCTTGTTCGTATAGAAATCTTTTTTTAAACATATTTATATAAATATATTGGATAATCAAAACAATTGCATTATCTTTGTATAAGTTCTTTGAAAATATGGGGGTGTTTTTGGTTTTGACAGGTATCGGCTGAGGAATAAGGGCACGTAGGGACTGAATTAATCTCTTTAAAAACTGATTCACATTTATATACGGCAACGTACT